CTATATGGTCTGAAACTGCCTAGTCGCCGCGAGTCCGGGTCCGACCAGCGCACTCACCTGCGCGACGGTAATCGTGCCCGCGGTGATTAACCCACCCGTTTGCGCGGTTTGCTGCGCAGCTGTGATGAAGGCGCTCTCCTGAGCGAAGGAATAGGACTGCGCGGAGCCAGCAGCCGGCGTCACCGTCACCAGATATTGCTCACTCGCCTCGCCCAGTGGCACGTCCGCCCCATCGGGCCACCCACGCCCAGTCCTGCTACGGCGTGTCCAGCCTAGCTGAAGCGCGCCCTCGACATCACGCACGATGGACAGTTTCACAGGCGCAAACGGACGCAGGTTCGCGCCCGACAATGTCACGTTCTGCGCCTCCACAGCCGACGCGGTTTCAAGTGGACCCACTGCCTTAAGCAATAGCCTCGTGCCAAGCGGGATGGCCCCGAGGTCGGCGCGCAGTAGGCGCGCAGGGTCGAGCAGCGTGAATGCTTCGCCCGCCGCATGCCGAGCCGTCTCGAACTCGGAGCCGAACCGACCGCGCAGCAGCCCGGAAAGACGAAACCGTCCCGGCCCGGTCGCGACCGCATTGCGGAATGCGATCAGCTCGCTCCCGATCGCCGCCAGATTGGCTCCGCCCAGAAAGGCATCCGCCGTCGCCGTGGTCAGCCAGTCGTCCACATTCGCGAGCACGACTTCGGTCGAGGCCACCTCATCCCAGCGACCCGCGGGTCCGTCGGGCAGTGCGTCCACAACGGTGCCCATGAGCGCACGCCGCCGCGCCACACCCAGCGAAGTATAGGATGCCCCGCCGTCACTGCTCACCAGCATCTCCGACGCGCGCCATGCGCCATCGCCCGAAGCCGCAAGCCATAACCGGGGCGCCGTCCCGCCGTCATCGTTGAAAGCCGGAAGATCGAGCACTCGCAGTAACGTTGGTCCTTGCGCGGCAAAGGCGTTCGCTGCTGCCCGTCCCGCGTCGGTTGCCGCCACATCAGCCACTGTGCCAGCCAACGCCTCCAGCTCCAGACCGAACACCATCCCCTCGAGCATGGCGCGTCGGACGCGCCAGGGGCGGGCGTCATCATCGACCGTCACCAAATCCCCGATCTCGATTCCCAGCCGCCCGTACGGAAGCGCCAACATCCGGGTCGCACGCGCGACTTCAGCATCACGGGCAATGCGCTCCGCAAGTGCTCGCGCGCGCCCTGCGGGAACGGCGGCGGGCAGGTCGTAACGTTTTGTCGACCGCGCGCCGCGTCCGGAAACCGCGCGCTGCTGACCCGCCTGATAATCGCGCGTCGGATCGAAATAGGCGACCTCGATCGCATCCGTCGCCCGCTGCCGAGCCGCATTCGTCCATGCGCGGGTTCGCCCACGAAGTGTTCCGACGTGAACACCTGCCTCAGCCTGAAGGATCGCGATCGGAGCCGCACCGCCCCGCGGCCGAAGCCGCAACCCCGGCCCGTCCATCGTCAGATCGTGCGGCTCAACCACCGCGAGCTGACCCAGCGCTCCGCCCACCGTCGCACCGCCGCCTACGCCATAGCCGTCCAGCGTCGCCGTCAGTTCGCTCGCATCGGGCACCCTCACGCTGGCAGCCGCGAACAGGTCCGTCGCGATCCCGCCCACCGTCGGCGCACTCGCGTCCGCGAATACCTCGAACCCGAACTGGGGCACGCGGTTCGCGAAATCCCCCAGCTGCAAGTTCTCGAACACCGCATAGGCCGTTCCCCGATACGCCGGCGCGCCCGCAACACCCTCGACAGCCACGATCAACGAGTCCGCCGTCTGATCTTCCGCGCCCGTGTAGACCCGCACTGCGCCCGCCACGCTCATCTGCCCCTGCGGGTCGCGGATCAGCTTACCGTCCGCCCAAATGCGCCCGATCCCCTGGATCCGCCTCGCCGAAATGCCGATCGCTAGGCTCGTCGAGTAGGTTCGCCCGCCCCCGCCGCTTAGTTTGTCGAGCCCGGCGCCTTCCTCCCGCAACCCGGTCGACCACAGGATGCCGCCCGAAATCCGAATTGTTCCGTAAAGGCGCGGGATCGCCTCACCATAGGCCGCGCTCTGCACTCTAAGCGCCGCCGAGGTCGGTGCCGTTAGCGCGTTGTCGATCAGGCCGCCCGCAAGCGAGCCGATCGCTGCGCCCGCCTGTCCACCTTCAGCCTGACCGACCGCCGAGAAGATCGCTGTCGCCACCGCGCTACTCCCCCACCACAAAACGCCACGCCGAACGTACCGGCCACGCCGGGTCCGCTGGACCTTCCACCACGCGTCCCACGCCAAGATGCGCCTGGATCACGCCCCGATCGGACGCGATCGCCAGATGCGCCTGCCCGGAAACCGGCTCGAACAGCAGGACATCGCCCGGTCGCGCAACGCGAACGCGGACGCCGCCCGCCGCCGCGAGGCCCACCTCGGCCCGAGCCGCCAGCGCATCGCCCCGCAGCGAGTAGTCGCGTGGAAAATCGATCGGCTGTCCAGCCTGCGCCAAGGCCGCGTCCACCAGCCCGAGACAGTCGAGCCCCAGCCCCGGCATCCTGCCCTGCGGCCTGAACCGTGTGCCCAGACACGCGCGCGCACCCGCCACGATCGCCTCGGCGCTCATAGCCCGGGGTATTTCAGGATGCCGTCGTTCCCCGGCACATGCGGCTCACCGCGAAAATTGGCCATATTGCCGAACCGGTCGCGGCAGGTCGCGAACCGCTTGTCGCATCCCTCACGAAGCTCGATCCGCGTGCCTGCCGCCAGCCCGGCGATCGGCGAACGCAGGGTCACCGCACCCGCCGCCGATCCCTCGACTACACTCTCGCGCCCTGTCTCCGGACCGCTCAGCACGCGCACCCGCCCGTATCTATAGCTGTCCACGCCACCAACGGTATCATCGGTCATCACCGTCACTCCCGAGACACCAATCACGCGCGCCATCCGCGTCCGCATCGCCAGATCGACTCGGCAGCGTCGGTCGCCCAACTCCGCGCGGCACGTCGGCGAATATCGCTCGATCGCGACCGCGTGCAGATCGCTCAGCCGCGTCAGCAACTCGGCGGTGAACGTCCCATCGTGACAGGACACCGCGCCGATCGTCCCGCCACCAGCTCCAACGTGCCAGCATCGATCGCCTCCCAATCCACGAGGAAGCACGACGCCGCCGCGCTCTCGTATAGTCCCACGATCAGGTCGGCCTCGCGAACGCCGTCCTCGCTCAGCGCCCCCCGGATCTCCATCGCGTGCGCCTCGCCCGCTTGGCCCCACGTGATCGCCGACGGCTCGAGCCCCGGCGCGGCGCTGTAGATCATCCCCTCGATCGTCAGCGCGCGGTCATGCGTGGTCAGCCCCAGCGACACCCCGTCCGCGCGCACGATCCGCCAACACAAAGCGAGCGTCGTCGCCGCCGCGCCAAGCCGCGCGGCGAAGGCCTGCGATATGTTGCGCATCAGCCTTCCTTTGTTTCGATCAAAGGCGCGCTCGGCACGGCGCCCTGCCGGAACGCCGCTAACGAAATGTCCAGCGCATCGCTTTCGAAGCGCACGGGCACGTCGAATTGATAGCCCGCGCTCACCCGCGCGCCACTCGCGGGAGCCGTGTCGAACTGCACCAAGCCCATCGGCCCCACCGACCATCCCGAGACGACCGGCACGCCGCCGACCGCCACCATGACGCTTCCCACCACCGGCCGCGTGATCCGTCGCGCGGGGCTCCCCGGATCATAGGCTTTCACGAGCGCGAACGTTGTCCGCAAGCCATCACCCGCTCCCAACGTCTGATCCAGCGCGCCGGGCACCCCGGCCATCCCCGCTGAACTATGGTCCAGCGGATCGCGAAACCGGAACCCCGCCGCCGATCCCCGCCGCGCGCGGAAGAAGCCCAGAAGCGTGCCCAGATCACCATCCGATCGCACGCCCAGTCCTGCGTCGAAGCGCAGCCTGGCCGAAGCCCACTGCGCGTTGCGCTGCTCATGCCCGCTCGCGGTGGTCACGATCTGCGTGAAGAATTCGGGCGTCACGCTCGCGTGCGCGCCCACGCCCAAGGGAAACGAAACATCGTCGAAGCTGTCCACCGCGTCTCCGATCCTGAAGTAAGTGAAACCATCGCGCGCCACTTGCGGCAGCGCCCAGATGAAGATGTCGCCAATGCCGCGCCCTCGAGCGGCCGCGGCCGCGTTCGCGATCCGCCCCCACTGCACGGCATCGGCCGCCACACTCGCGAACCCCGCGAAATAGTGCTGGTTCGCCAGCGGATACCCAAGCCGGGCCTGCACCAACCCCCGCGCCCGCGCCGCCGCACCGTCGTTGCCCGCCGTCACGAAGTCGTAATCCTCGAGCTGTAGCGCATCGAACGCGGGCCATGCCCATTCGCCGGGCAGGTTCAACCGCGTCAGGTTCGCCGCTTCCGCGTTCACCACCTGCGGCGAGAAAAACAGCAGATACACCCGCGCACCCACAGCCGCCGCCCGCACCGCATCGCGCAGCGTCAGCGTCGATCGGCCCAGCACACCCGCCGCCCAATCGAAATACGCGGCCTGCTCCGCGCTCAACGCCGCGCCCGCGCTCGTCACCGGCGGCGGCATCACTCGGCCGGTTGCAGCATACGCTGCCGTCACTCCCGCATCGTAAACGCACGGCTTGCCGTCCGCCCCAACCCACCACCACGGCTCGCCTACCTGAAAGTGCACAGACTGCCCCGCCGCCACCGCCAGCCCGACGAACGCGGTCGCCACCCCGCGCAGATACCCCATCGCCGCCTCGCTCGCGGGCGACAGCAATGTCGAGGGCGGCGAGTACCCCGTAGCCGCCGCGCTCCCATCCGCCGCCCGCTGCTTCCATGAGTCGGGCGCGTGCGCGTCAAACAGCTCATAGCTGAGCGACAGGATCACCTGCAGCCCTATCGCCCCCGCTCGCGCGAGCAGATCGCGATGCCACGCCGCGCACGCCACATTCAGCGGGGATCCAGCGCTTCCCGCGAGATACTTGCCCGTCCCCGCATCGAACCCGAGCCGGAAGAAATGGCTCATCCCCAAATAATGATCGAGGAACCCCCGATACCCGAGCGCCTCGACCTGCCGTAACACCCGCGCGGGCGTCAGATTGTAACTGTCGTCATACCCGCCCGCGATCCGCAGCCCATGCTCGGGGAGGTACGCGTCCCCCACCGTGATCGTCGCCCCCGCTCCGTCGCACGCAAGTCCGGTAAGCTCCGCCCAACCCTCCACCGGCACGGGCAGCGGGGACACCGCCCCCGTATACCCGGCGGGCACAAGGCTGATGAACATGCGGTCGATATCGCCCGCCCAGATCGGCGCGCCCGGGAGCACGAACCCGCTCGCCAGCCGGTCGAAGGGCAGCACCACCCGCGCATCGGTGCCCGTGCCGACGGCATAGTTCCACAATCGCACATACCAGGTCTGCGCCGCCCCCTTCGCGTCGCGCCCCTCGATCGTCAGCACCGGCCCGTAAACCACGTCGAGCGGCAGCACGCCGCCGCTACGCCACCGGAAACTCAGCGTGCACCCCCGGTAATCGCGCGACGTCTCATAGGCCAGCAGCGGATGATCGAACCGATCCGCGCTCTCCCAGATCAGCCCCGCCAGATCGCCCGCCTGGTAGAACACCGCGTCCACCCGCAGCGCGTCGGGTGCGGTCGTCGTCACCGCCGCCATCATCGGGCGCGGAAAATCGACCGTCCAGAAGCGCGCGTCGAACCGCTTCATCCAATCGCGCCGGACGCTGTCGTCCGGTTTTGCCAGCCACCACCCCACCGCTCAGCCCCCCGTCCGCGACAAGGCCAGCGCCAGCGCGCGCGCCGCTTGCGTGCCTGTGCGCGCCATGTACGCTGGCCGCCCTCGTCCCGCGTGCGCCGTCTGTGGCACTGCCAGATGCGATCCCGTCCCGTGTGACCTCGCCCCCAACGTGGCGCTCAGCGCGTGCCCCGGCTCGGGCGGCGTCACCGCCCCCGCCCCGGCGATCCGTCCCAGCTCTCCACCGATCCCGTGCCCCAGCCGCGCAAAGTCGCCCGCGCCGCTGTCCCCCGCCAGCGCGGCGAACAGCCCGTTGATCCCGTCCGCCATCGCTATCCTCCCAATGCCATCGTTCGCGCCGCGAACTCGATCACGCCCCGCGTCGGCCCGTTCGGCACCTCGGCCCCCACCGCGCTGCGCAGGAAGCGCATCAGCACCAGCCGATGCCCGTCGAGCATCGGCGGCAGCCCCAGCACCACCGCTTCCACCGCCGCCAGCATCGCCGCGCACCGAGCGGACCGGAGCGGCCCGTCCAACGCCACCACCCGCACCCGGTGCTCGCGCCCCGGCACATCAAATGTGCTCGCATCGCTCACCAGATCGGGGCCGACCGTCAGGTACGGCAGCAGCGCGCCCGGCGGCGGCGCGTCGTACACACCGCTCATCAGCGCGGCGACCACCGCATCCGCCGTCAGCGCGGCGATCACCGCCCGGGTCAGCGCCACGCTCGCCGTACTCACGGGGCCACCTCTTCCACCAGCAGCCGTAGCCGATCGGGCGTCGCCGGATCGCGCGTCACGCTCAGCACCGCAAACGCGCGCCCCCCCCCACCGCAGGCGGCACGTCAGGTCGATCGCGCCTTCACGCGCGAGCACCTTCCACCGCGCGCGCCGTACCCGCGCCTCGCCCTCGATGCGCGCATCCTCGCCCGCCTCGCTCAGCTCGGCCCACAAGGATCCGTTCGGCTGCCAACCGCCATCGAAGCCACCCGCGCCGTCCGCCGCGCCCACGCTGAACCGCTCCACGCCCAGCCGCGTGCGCAGCCGCCCCGCCAGCCCGCTCACCATGGTCCGCCTTCCAACAGCAGCCCGATGCTCGGCCCGCGCGCGACCGGTCCCGGCCCGCCCAGCCGCATCCGCCGGTACGGTCGCCACAGTGCCGCCACCACGGCGGGCGGCCCCGCCTCGTCGGCCGCGTCCCGATTGGCGAACATGTGCGCCGCCAGCCGCACGATCCCCTGGCGCAGCGGCTCGGCCACGCCGTTCCAGTCCGTCGCCAGCCCCGCCGAATAGGTCACGCGCAGCTGCTGCGCCAACCCGTCGTTCGTGCTCACATACGCCACCTGGTCGGCGTCGTAGGTCACCACGAACTGCCCGCCCGTCAGCGTCGCCGACGTGCCATCGGCGTACAGCGCTTCGACCAGCGTCACCGCCCCGACCGGTGCCCCCGATAGTCGCGCGCCCGGCGGGGGCACCACCGCCACCGTCTCCACCGCACCCCGCTGCAGCAGCCACACGCGCACGAACGCCTCGCACATCGCGCGCGCCGATCGCAGCAGCCCCGCCAGCAGCGCATCCTCGTCCGCGGTCTGCAGCCGCAGATACGCCTTCAACTCGCCCACGCTCACCGCCTCGGCGGCGGGCACCTGTGCTTCCACCAGCATGTCAGCGGCCCTCCACGCGAAGGACCAGCGTGCGCTCGTCCACACGCCCGTCCGACAATGTCACCAGGTTGGTCAGTCGGTACACGCGCCCGGCAACGCCGCCCGCGACCAGCGCGCCCGTTTGCCTTAACGTGCTGGAGGCCGAAACCACCCGCACCCCGTCCGCTTCGCCCGGCACCACGCTCCATGCGCTCGTGGCGACCGTCTGCCCGCTCAGATATCCGGCGTTCCAATCGAACGAATAATCGATCGAAGCGCCCGGATCCTTCAGATAATAATCCATCGTTCCAGCCTCCCCGGCCTATCAGGTGACCGCGTGCCTCAGACCGGGTTGCCGATTTCCACGTCCCACGCCGAAAAGCTCACCGTCCCGCCCAGCACGAGCGCCTGCGCCGGGCAGGTCGTCACATAAAGCAGGCGCGACGTGCCCGGATCGGTCAGCGCCACATACGCCGCGGTTCCCGCCGTGCTCACCGCCACGCCGCTCTTTACGCCCACCGTCGTCCGCCGCCCGTCGACCGCACCCGCATACGCCGCCAGGAAATCGGCCGGAGCCATCGTCACGCTCGCGAGCGTCTGCGCGGTCGCGGTCGCGTAATCCGCCGGCTGGTTTGCCAGAGCCACCATCTTCGTCGCCGTGCGCACCACGCTTAGCGCCGCGTCCAGAACGTCCGTGTTCACGAATTTCGCCATCGCTCATCTCCCTCGATTGTTTGCCTGAATGGTTAATCGTGGCGCACCGCCACCACGCGCGCATCGTCGCCGACCAGGCTCGTCATCCCCGCGCGGAACACGAACAGCCGCGCCGCACGCCCGCGCGACGCCAGCCTGCTCGCGTCCGGCACCAGCAGCCGCGCGCCCGAAACCTGACCCGCACCCGCGCGCATCGTCATCCGCGCGCTTGCCGCCGCGATCACCAGCGGCGGCACGAGCAACGGCGTCCCCGCCCGCCCCAGGCTGCGCCCAAAAACCGGAGCCAGCCGCGTCGTCACGCCGAGCGTCGAGCCCGCGCCACGCGACATCGAGCGTCCGCCCGCTGGCAGCAGAGCCAAGACCAGCGCCACGCTCGCACCCCGATCGATCGTTTCCGATCGCGCGCGCGTCGGTGCCAGGGCGACGGGCGCGCTCACGGCGCCATCTCCACCGCGCGACGCTGATCGCCCGCCCGCCACTGCCAGCGCAACCATCGGCGCGCTCGCCAACGTCCCTGCCTCAAAATCGTCCGCCAGCGGATTGACCGCGCCCGCCTTCCCCCACAGCCCGGCTTTGGTCACCCCGGTGAACGCCGCGTCCGCGACCGCATAGCCCGCCGCCAGCCCCACCGACGCGCCGTTCACGACCAGGAACGCGGTCGACCCACTCATCCGCAGCTCGAGTGTGATGGGCAGCGCAACCGTGCCCACGCTGACCTTGGTGACGCTCGTCTCGGTTCCCGCAACGCGCTTGAACAGCTCCACCTGTGTCGAGCCTGCTACCCGCAGCCCGATTAAATTCAGATGATCGGTCGCCCGCACGGCGACCGCGCCAGACACATTGGCAACCAGGATCGCGGCCTTGGCGTAATGGTCCGCCTCGCCCAGCTCCACCCGGACCAAACAGCCGGTGGTGCTCGTAATCCGAACCTGATTGGTCGCGTTGATCTTCAGCGCGGCGATGTCCGCCGCCGCCACACCGAACCCCGTCCAGCTGCCTCCAGTCCCCGCGCGTCCGGCTATCGCGGTCCCCGAGACGCCGGTAAAATTGTCGGTGAAAACAACCGTCACGGGGGGCTCTCCATCGCGCAGGGAAAAGGCACCGCCGGACCAGGTCACGGGTCCGGCGGCGCAGTCATCGGGCGGCGAAAGGGGAAAACCCCGCCCGGAACCGGAAATGTCTCTCCCGCTCGTGGGAGAGACGGCGATCAGCTCGCGTCGAACTTCAGCAGCTTGATCGCCTCGCTGTTCGCCACCGATCCGCTCACCCGCTTGGTCGCGTAGAAGTTGACGAACGGCTTGTTGGAGAACGGGTCACGCAGGATGCGCGTATCCAGCCGGTCCGCGATGATATACCCGGCCTGGAAGTCGCCGAACGCGATCGAGAAACTGCCCGGTGCGATCACCGGCATGTCCTCGCAATCGATCACCGGGTAGCCGAACAGCATGTCGGGTTGCCCCGGAACCATCGACGGCGTCCAGCTGAACCCGCCATAACTGTCCTTCATCCGGCGGATGATCGACAGCGTCTGCGTGTTCATCACGAAGCTTGCATTCTGCCGGTATGCGGGACGCAGCGAGTGGATGAGGTTGATGATCGTGTCCTGCGGGAACACCGTCGTCGTCTGCGTCGGGAACGCGCCGCTCACCCCGGTGGTGATATACTGCAACGTGCCGATCGGCCGCGTCGCGTCCGCCACCGCCGTCGCCGGGCTCGCCAGGAACCCAAGTGGACGGTTCACGCCGGTTCCGCTCACGAACGCGGCACCCTCGGCACGGGCGAACTCCCGCGCGATCTCCTGCGCCAGCCAGCCTTCCAGATCGAAGAAGCTGTCGTCGAGCATCGCCTGCGTCGCGCTGGGATTGGCGTAAAGCTCGCCCATCGGCGGCGCGATCGTGCCGAACTTGATTGTGCTCGTCGCGGCCTGCTGGGTCGCATCGTTCTCGCTCACCCAACCGGACGCCACATTGTTCAGCGTGATCAGCCGACGATAGTTGGACGATCCCACCTGAACCACATTGGCGATCCGGCGAATGGGCGAGATGTCGCGCAGCGTCGCCTGGATCACCGCGTCGATCTGCAACGGCACCGCATAGCCGCCGTCCGCGCCGGCGTTGCTCGTCTCGGCAAAGCTCTTGCGCTCGATCCCGGTCTCGATCCCCTTGCGCAGATATTGCGCCATCCCCGGATCGCGGGCGGGCACCGATTTGGCACCCGACAGCGCGGGCCGTTGCGCCGCGCGCGCCGCGCCGTCGATCATCGCGCCCAGCTTGGCCACTTCGCCGCGCAGGGCGGTAATTTCGCCCGAAACATCACTCGCGCCGCTCGCCTCGATCGCGCCAAAGCTCGCTTCAAGCACGTCCGCCTTGATCTCATAATCCATGCGTCTTCTCCCTAGGAACCCCGTCATCACGCCTCGGCTGGTAGCTCCACCGCGTGCACCCGCGCGAGCGGCTGCATTGGAAAGGTCACCAGCGAAACCTCTAGTAAATCCAGATCGGTTAGCTCACGTAAGCCCGTCGCCGCGTTGCGCGTGCCCTTGCGAACCCGATACCCGAACGAAAGCCCCGCCACCGCGCCGCTGCGCAGCAACGCCGCCGCCTCACCCGCCGCCGAACTTCCGTCCGCCAGCCGCGCGATCACGCGCAGCCCCCGGCTGTCCTCGGACAAGGCTTCCACCCGGCCGATCGGCCGCTTGGCGTAATGCTGCCACAGCAGCGGTACGCTCGCTCCCGCTCCGGCCCCCGCCGCCGCTGCCAACGCCCTCGCGAACGCGCCCTTGCGGACCACGTCGCGGCCCTTGTCCGCCACGTCGAACACGCTCGCATAACCCGCGATCCTGACCGGACCCGCCTTGTCCGCCGCGCCCTTCCCTGGGCCTGGCCCAAGCGTCACGGACGCACCAGGTCGGCCAAATGCAGTTTAACCGCGATCAGCGCGAGCAGCCCCGCCACCACGCCGCGCACCGTCCACGTCACCGCCGCATTCCACGCCGCCCGCCGTGCATCGCGCCAGCCCGCCAGCGTCGCGCGCATCTCCACGATGTCCGCGAGCGCACCCCCGTCATCCAGCCCCAGCCGCTTGCACGCGCGCTCGGCCCCCAGCTGCGAGGCCTCCTCCACCACTGCACGCAGAGTTACCAGATCGGCACCTTCCTGCTCGGCCTGGCGGATCAGGCCCGCCAGCATCGGGCTCGCCTCCACACTGCTCATTGGCTCAGCTCCTTATCGATCCCCAGCATCGATCGCTTCTCCGCGTCGGTCAGGAAGCTCGCGCCGCCCACCTGCGCCCACAGCGCCGCGCGGTCCTGCACAAGGGCTGGAATGCCGTCTCGGTCGATCCGCACGCGCACGTCCGGCCACCAGTGGCGGAAGTGCGCCTCCAGCGAATCCGCCAGCATATCCGCCAGCGGCAACAGCGTCAGTCGCCACAGCGCCCGGTTCGCCTCCGCGTAGTTCGCATAGGTGTTGTCGCCCGGCAGCCCCAGCAGCATCGGCGGCACCCCGAACGCGAGCGCGATCTCGCGCGCCGCGCTCGCCTTCGCTGCGGTGAAGTCCAGCTCGGCGGGCGTCAGCGACAGCGGCTGCCAACGCAGCCCGCCCTCCAGCAGCATCGGACGGCCCCCATTCGCCGCTCCGGTGAAGCTTGTCTCCATCTCGGTCTTCAGCCGCTCATATTGCTCGGCGCTCAGCGTCGATCCGTCGGCGGGTTCGTACACCAGCGCTCCGCTCGGCCGCGCGCTGTTCTCCAGCAGCGCGGTGCTCCAGCGCGAGGCGGCATTGTGCGTTTCCACCGCCGAGTGCGCCGCGCCCAGGCAGCCCAGCCCATAATGATCGTCCAGCGGATGGAACGTGCGAATATGGCACAACCCGGGCCGCCCCATGCCGTCCATCGCGGGATAGCGCACCATGCCCCCACCAACACGGTATACATACGCTTCGGGCCATCCCTTCGCGTCCGCCTCGATCAGCACCCGCTCGGGCCGCAGCGCGTACAGCTCCACCGGAGTCCCGTCCGGCCCATCGACACTCTCCAGATAGGCGTTTCCGCCCAGCAGCAGATAGGTTGTTACCGCCTCGATGAACGTCGTCCCGCTCGTGCCGGGCGCGGGGCGCGTCAGCAGTATCGCCAGCGGATGATCGCTCGGCGAAACCACGAGCGGCGCACCGCCCACGCCCTCCGCCACGGTGCGCACCGCGCGCTGCGCGATCGGATTTCGCAGATAAGCGGCGCGCACCTCGGCCTCGTAGCCGACCGCGCGGATACCGCCGCTCCACCCGAACGCCGCCATCGGATAGCGCGCCTGCAGCGGCGGCGCTGCGGACTTTCGTCCGAATATCGGTAACCGCATCGCGAAAATCTCCCCAATAAGTCGTCTGCGCGGATCAGAGCATCCGCATCCCCGGCCGCGCGGCCGTCCCGCCAAGCATCAGCTCGCTCAGCGCCCACACCAGTGCATCCGCGCGGTCCGGCGAGCGGCCCGGTCCCGCATAGGCGCCGCCGACCACCATCCCGCACAGCTCGTCCTCGAGCGCGGGGAGCGAACCCACGTGGCTCACCCGCCCCGCCTCGTACAGCGCCGCCACCGGCTCCGCGCGCGCTACCTTGCCGTGCGACGCGCGCACGCTGCGCACCGGCAACCCGGCGCAAACGCCCCGCAACACGCTCTCCACCATCGCGCCGCCATTGTTCACCTCGGCGACCACGCGGTCGGCGGCATAATCGCCCGCAGCACCCACCACCGCGCGCGCCCACCCCTCGGGCGACAAACCCTGCACGCTGCGATCCGCCAGAACATAGGCGCGCCCGTCCGAGCCCAGCCCCACCACGACGATCCCGCACGCGTCCGATGTCGCGCTCGCCCCCGCCGGCGGATCGACCGCGACCACCACGCGCGTCATCGCCGGCGCGGCCACGACGCGACCCGCCTCAAGCCCCGCCCGGTGCCACAGTGCCCCCGTCACGTCCTCGATCAGCTCGCCGCCGAGCTCCTGCCGCCCATAGACCGTGCCCGCATACGCCGCCTCCACCGCTTGTAGGAACGCACCAGGCAGGTTCAGGACATTGTCCCGCGTCGTCCCACGCGTCACCACCGTCCCCGGACTCGCGAGCATGTCCTTGAGCAACCGGATCGGCCGCGGCGTCGTCGTCACCACCGCGCGCGGCTGCTCGCCCAGCCGCAGCCCCAGCCGCAGATTGTCCCACGTCGCCTGCCCTTGGCCCCATTTGCAGATCTCGTCCCCCCACGCGAAATGATGCTGCGGCCCGCGCAGCAGGTCGGGCTCCTCGGCGGAATACAGGAAGGCCTGCGCACCGTTGGGCCATAGCAGCCGCCGTCGCGACGGCTCATAGCGTGGCCGACGCCCCGGCGGAGCCACCGCGAGCAGCCCACTCTCGCCCTCCACCATCGTTGCGCGCGCGTCGCCCAGCGTCGCCCCCACCAGCGCGATCCTGGCCGATCCATCCCGCTCCGCCCAGCCGCGCGCATACTCCGCTCCTGCGCGCGTCTTGCCGAACCCTCGGCCCGCCAATATATCACCCATGTGGTCCAGGGCTGCGGCGGCGCGATCTGCCCCGGCCGCGCCCAGAATTTCCACTCGTGCGCCAGTTCCGCCAGCTCGCGCGCGCTCAAACCCGCCGCGATCGAGGCGGTCCCGCCCCACGTCGCCGCGATCTCGGCGACGCTGCGGCCCCGTCGCCAGTCCTGCGCCGCGATCATTGCGCCGACGCGATGCGATCGGCCAGCGAGGACATCGCCGCCTCGAACTTCAGCCGCGCCTGTTCGCCCGCTTTGCCCGGCGGCAGCGCGCCCTCCTCGCCCGACCCGATTTCCGCTGACCCTTCCGGCCGCGCGCGCCGCCGGCGCAGCACTTCGACCATCAGCCGCTCGCTCATCACGCGCCGTTTGCCCGGCTCCACCTCATGCTGCGCGTCATAGCCGTTGACCGCATTGCCCAGCACGATCGCTTCGGCCAGCTCCGCATGGCAGGCGAGCGCGTCCGCCCAGGCGGCAGCGAACGCCTGGTCGCGCCGCCGCAGCGCATAGAGCGCGTTCAAGCTCATCCCCGTCGGGCGCACCGCGACGTCCACCCGCCCGGTCTCGCCGAGCGTGTTGATGAACATCAGCTGTTTTGCGATCGTCCAAAACCTGGACGTCTTGGGCGGAACCAGCGCCGCCTCCAGCGCCGCCGATTTTGCCGCACGCCGCGCGGCGGTGTTGGCGACGTACGACCGCACCCGTCGGCGTTCGCCCTCTTCGAGGCCGCACTTACCCTCCGTCTGCGGCTTCGTCGTCGGCGCCACGCTTGCAGCACCCGCTACAACGTACCGCCCGTTCGTCCCACGCACGCGCGCCTTTGCCGTGCCCGTTTTCGCCTGTTCGTCCAT